GAAAAAGAGGTTTCACCTTGGGTCTGAAACGCAGTCGGAAAGGACGTGTTCGGCGTAACAGAAGATGAGGACTTGACATACATATACATCCCTAGGCTGACGATGGGTTAGCGACTCCCATGCCACACCCGTAGGTTCATATGTGCGCGGCTTATCCGTAGCCATCCTGGAGCCAGACGGTAAGGGCTTCCACGTTGCAGAGAGGCAACGCTTTATACCCCATCCCGCGGCGGTCACACACGGACGTGCGTGTGACCAGCCTGTGACACTGGCTTACTGCTTGCGCGCACAGCAGCAGAGCTCCTCACCTCAGCCGCAGAATTACTTCCACGGCACCAGGCTCAGGACCCAGCGGATGAACTGGGCCACAGAGGAATAAGGCAAGGGTCCCCCATCGGGGAGGCGGGTCACAATCCGCCCAGACCTGTAGTGTCGGCTGGCCAAAATGGCTCGCCAGGTCTCCCTACTCTCGTCTCCGTTTTCCCCGAAAAGAAAACGATACACAAACGTGTGCTGTGTGTGGTGTGCTGTGTGCTGTGTGTTACATCACAAAAAGCAGGTAGGAACGGATGCGTGAGCACCCGGACCATGGAGAGAGAGGCATACATAGGACTGGAGGGTGATCTCGTCTTCCGCCGGTATCTCCACACCTGCGAGATACAAGAGGCGTCGACCATTCACCACACTCGTCACGTCCTTCGATAGAGCCTCGTCCACCTTGGCCTTCAATTCGCCGCAGGTGTCGCATCCTGTCCAGATGCGGTCCCCCACCGACAATGTGGTGGAGGCCGTAACCGGGAGGGCGACGCCGTTGGCGTAGGCGCGGAAATAGTTTGCCATGGGAGGATAATCCTGCCAGGCATACGCCCGCGCCAAAAAGAAGGCGACCTGCTCACTTCCCGTGAGCGTGACATCTCCCGCACGAAAGATGGCGTTCTGCATCGACCTTTTGGGGTCTGGAATGATGGCGTTGATCCTTGCGAATCCCGCCTCCCAGCCCACCTGATGGCCGACGAAGAGTGCCGCGCCAGGCGCGTCAAGGTCGTGGACGACCAGATCCATAAGCATTCCAAAATTGCGCCAGAAGATGGCGGCGTGTTGCTTAAGGGAATCCGACCAGTGGCTCACGTACAGTAGCGAATCGTCGCCTTCGAAGGCAAAAGCTACTCGGTACCGACCCAAGCTGTTCTTGACCACCATGCCGGAGCGGTAGTCATACTTGGTGAGCAACTCAAACGTACTGTTGGGCGAGTCCGTCAGCGCTACCGCCCACCCCATGATGTTGGTTAACCAGTTAAGTGAACTGGTCAGCCGATCCCCGCTGCGCCGCACGGCCGGCAGCTTGAGGACATCACGATGGTTCCGCGTGGAGAACATGTAGGGCAACATGTTCGACTCACGGAGGAGGGCGTCTTCGTCCAGACCAGCGTACATTTGGGGAAAAAGCGTCTCTTCCCCGAGCAATCCAGTGACGTGCTGCAAAATTCGGTTTTCCGCCTCACGCTGCTTCAACCCGAGGTTTTGATCCCAGGATGAACCATCGCCCTCGAGGAGGACGGGGCGGAGTCCGCTCTTGGAGCGCATGGACCGCGAATGTGCGGTGGTCAAGTGATTGACGACTCGGCCAACAGCTGTTCGACTGTCGGCTTTCTTGATGGAGCTGGTGAGGTAGCGACTGTAAATCACCCACTCGAGGAAAATCGCCCGGAAAGTCTGACGCAAGCAACGCATGTCGCCATCGCTTACGATCATCCGGGGGGCAGCAGGGCCGCTCGGTTTCACCTTCGCGATCTCGGTCTTGATGAACAAGCCCAACATCGGACACCGAGCGGATGCCTGGAAGCCCTTCATAGCTCTCTCCCACCGCTCATATGGC